CCATAATCAGTTCTGCGGCGCGTCTGTTCTTTTCCTCGCCGGAAATATCGTTAAAATATTGCTTGATATATTTACAGGCGCTTAACCCCCACTGCATCAACAGCGGGTAGCCGCTCAACAGGTTCAGTGCCTTGTTTACTGTCTCCTGGGCGTTCGGCAACACATATTTGCCGACCATAAAAGCAACCACGCAAACCAGGCCCATCACAATATATACAATTCCCTGTTCCATACCTAACCTCCAATCTCTTCCGTGTCACTTGTCTCATCAATCGGCGTAAAAATTTCATCACCAGGGGGCGCATTGTCACCCTCTGTTTTTTCTTCTTCCGCTACTTTTTCCCTCACCTTAATCCAGGCGTTACACAAATTCTCCGCACTCATTGCCGCAAACAGCCCAATGTTAAAAGACGATTCCGGTAACTGTCCGGTCCTAAAACACAGAATCATGTATACAATCGCGTAAATAATCGTTGCGCCCATTGTAAAAACAATAATCTTTTTGCTGAACCTCATCAGGCTCCAGTTTTCCTTCATAAAAATCACCTGCTTTGGCTGCACTCAGGTATGGCTCTTCACCGCTTTTTGGCTGATATAACCATAAACCGTTTTGAACCAGCCGTTCACAACCGTCTCATACCCAATGCAAACAGGCTTGCCGGTCTTGGCATTCGGGCTGCTGATCACCCCAATGGACTGGTACTGCATTCCGGCACCCTTGCGCACATTCCATTTGCCGTTGTTCAGGGTAATGGCTTTTGTCACAGTCTTTTTCACTGCCGGTTCAACCTTCGGCTCCTCAGCCGCTTCCTGCTTGTCCACCTGTACACTGTGCTGGTTTGCATTGGCCCACAAAATCACACCGCGGCTGGCCGGCTTAAAGTCATCATCCAGCCAGCATAGCGGGTTCTCGCGCACACCTTTCCAGCGCACCTCAAAGTGCAAATGAGCACCAAAACAGTTGCCGGTCTGGCCGCTGTAACCAATCACTTCGCCGGTTTTCACCTTCTGTCCAACCTTCACCGTGATAGAATTCAAATGAGCATACAACGTTTCCAGCTTGCCGCCTTTATACGCCGTATGCTCAATCTTCACCATATTGCCATAACTATTGGTGTCGCCCTGGGTCACTCGCCCATTCCAATGGTAAACCACGCGCACCGTTCCATCTTCCGCCGCAAACACCGGTGTTCCCACCAAAGCGCGGAAGTCGATTGCCCTGTGCAGCGCCCCACTGTTATATTTCCAGCCAGCCGTAATCACATGCTGCGCCAACGGCCACCCAAAACACACCTCTCCATTCTTCAGCCGCATCTTCCATCAGCCTCCTTTTAACGTTCCATCGTGTTGTAAAGTAATTTTGCTTCACGGTTATTTCAGCTTAGTTAATAATCCCACGAAATGGTATTTGGGTTATTTGTCGTCCAACCGTAACTGTTATTACCAAAAGTTGCATTATTTTTACCAGTATAAACCTGAATCTCTCCTGTGGTTTTAATAATGCAAACAGCAGGTCCAAAAATCTGGCCAGACGTTGTTACATTTAATCCAAAAGGACAATAAGCATTAACTTTCGGTCTATAGGCAGACTGAACTGTTCCAATTTGAATAAAGCCAGCCGCGTCACTTGTTGCAGGCCCCATACACTGAAAAGTCAAATAGACTCTTCGTCCACGGCGATGTGCTTTTTCTGTATTTGCCCACATAGTAATACCAGATTTTACAGTATATACACTTGAGGCAGTTAAAGATACCCATTCTGTACACGCATCATATGCCGCTTTCACC